TCTTGAATGAGCGAACTCTTGAGGAACACCCATAAAATTATCTTTGACTTCAGCAGTCGCTATGGCACTCGCAGGTAAAGATGCATCAAAACATAAAATACCCATTTCACGAGATATAAAATCATCCGCATTGAGTATCCCCACATTATTTCGGAGATAGTTTTGAACGCTTGAATTAAATCCAGCGAAGTGAACTTGATATTGATTATTTAACGATAACTTACCAAATTTAACTTTGGCATCAGTCATGGTTATTTTTGATACTAATGACACACTAAATACCTTTATGACTTTGTTTTTATATATTTATGTCATATAAAGGGAGATACTCACCATCATACCCAAAAAAGTACAAAGGAAACCCCTCAAACATCATTTATCGATCACTTTGGGAGAGGAAATTCATGGTTTACTGTGATTTGAATCAAAATATACTAGAATGGGGAAGTGAGGAGATTGCGATACCATATCGTTCTCCAATTGATAATCGAGTGCATCGATACTTTCCAGACTTTTATGTTAAATTAAAAGAAACAACAGGAAAGATTAAAAAATATATTATTGAGGTTAAACCAAAAAGACAAACAAAACCTCCATCAAGACCGAAAAGACAAACAAAAGGATATCTTCGTGAAGTTTATGAATATGCTCGCAACCAAGCAAAATGGGAAGCAGCAGTTGATTATTGTAAAGATCGTTTGTATGAATTTAAGGTCATGACAGAGGATGAACTCGGAGTCAAATGAATCGTATAAGTCCAGTATTAGATCAACTCATCGGTATCGAAGATCCTAGTGAATTAGTAACTCAACTAGAAGAAGTTATCAGTGATAGCGTGTCTCCCCCAGAGGCAGGTCAATTTTTTGTATTCTCGTATGTTCCAAAAAAAGCAGATACAATTTTTGATGTCAATCCACTTGTTGCAGTCACAGAAGTATTCTCTTGGGGATTTCGTGGAGTTAATTTTCATCACGGTCAATACCGCACTTATTCGTTCTCAAATTTGGTCGGTCAGACATATCGTGTCTATCCTGAAGAGATAAAAGACCTTCAAGCATTACCTTTTGGAAAAATACGTCTAAATAGTTAAAAAAGAAGATATGACCTTTAGAGAATTTACAGAAGCACAAGAAAAGAGACTCAGAGAGGTAAATCCCCTTGCTGAAGAACTTATAGCGCAGAATAAAGCAACAGCAGAAAATATTAAAAATCGAAATAGAAAAAGATTCGGCAAAATAATAGGTGGTGCAATTAGAAGTGGTGGATTTAGATATCCACTTGAGGCACTGACTGAAACCACTGATTACTTACAGTTTACGATTGTTGAATATCAACCTACGAAAGAGGTAACAGGTGGTAGTTTAGTTGGAGCACCCGGATCAAGACGTATTGGGCCACAGGGAACTAAAGACAAAGCAAAAAAAATCTTAGGTAGTATTATATTACAAATGCCAGCGAATATTCAAGATGGTAATGCTGTAGATTACGGTGAAAGTAAAATGAATACTTTGATGGGTGCTGCTGCTGGAGCGATTGGATCTGTAATTAATAAGACTGGAGAAGCAGTAGGTGAAGGTTTAAGCAATAATCCAGAGGGTGCTAAACAATCAATGGCAGAGTTAAGTGGTGATTTAAAAAAGACACTTGGTGCTGATTCTTCATTGATGGATGCTGCAGCACAATTCACAACAGCAAAAGCAACATCTGCTGCTTTGGGTGCATTAGGTGCAAACGTATCTGCTGCTGATTTATTAGCAAGACAAACAGGTCAGATCTTCAACCCAAATATGGAATTACTTTTCAATGGCCCTACGTTGAGAAGTTTTAGTTTTTCATTCAAGATGACACCTCGAAGTCCTGAAGAGGCACAAGAATGTAAAAATATCATAAGATCATTCAAATCAAATATGGCACCTAAAACAAAAAATACAGGATCAGTTGGTGGATCTGGTGTATTTCTCAAAACTCCAAACGTTTTCGAGTTACAATACAAAAAGGGTGGAAGAGAACATCCGTTTCTTCACAGATTTAAACAATGTTTCTTAACTAATGTATCTGTAAATTATACTGGAGAGGGTGTATATACAACTTATGATGATGCAACACCAGTTTCAATGCAGATAGATCTTTCATTTAAAGAATTAGAACCAATTTATGATGTAGATTATGATGATGCAGGAGGAGTTGGTTTCTAATGGCATATTTTAGAGAATTACCAAATATTAAATATCCTTCCTTTTTGAGTGATAAAAATTCATCACTTGAATACTTAGAAGTTAAAAACTTTTTTCGTCGTGTTCAATTAAGAGAAGACCTTCAGAATAGTTTAACTGTTTTTGATAAGTATGAAATACCAATGGGAAGTAGACCTGATAATGTTGCAGAAGAATTGTATGGGTCAGCAGAGTTAGATTGGGTTGTAATTACATGTGCAGGAATCGTAAATATTCGTGATGAATGGCCTCTTGATAGTTCAGAAATTTATAACTATTCTGCTAATAAGTATGGTGAAAAATTAGATGACACAAAATATTATGAAACAAAAGAAATCAGAGATAGTGAGGGTCACTTAGTATTACCAAAAGGTAAAAGAGTTAATTCTAATTTTACTGTAAAATATTATGATAATATGCTTGGGACTTACATAACAAAATCAGGAACAAATGTGAGAAATGGAATCTCAAATTATGTTCATGAAACAAGATTAAATGATAATAAAAGATTTATCTTTGTTCTTAAAAATGATTATCTACAACAATTCCTAAATGACTTTAGAGATATTATGATATACGGAAAGTCATCACAATTTGTAAACGATACAACTGTTCAAACAGAAAATTTAAATATATCCATGCCATAAAAAAAGGGAGGTTTCCCTCCCAAGTGTTTTAGTTTTCAGCGAGTCGTTGGAAATACGATAGCGTATCATCATCTTCAATTTCGCTTGAACTTGAAGCAACAGATGCGACTGTCTCTGCAACAGGAGTTGTAAACTCTTCGTCTTCAACTTCTGAATCTTGAGCAACTGGTTTTGCACCTCTCTTACCAAGAACATACTCTAGACGAACTTTAAGTTCATCATATGTCTTGAACTGATCAGGAGCAACAAACTCAGAAAGAGATGATTCCTTCTTCCAAATTGCTTCCATTGCATCATCATCATCTAATAATGGTGACACAGCAGCGAATTCACTTGAATCATAGTTACGATATCCAGCAACGTTCTTTGCCTTTAACTTGAAGTTAGCACCCTGCCAGAAATCGAATGGATCGATTGCTTCCTCATCCTCGAACTCAGGTTGCATTGCTGCAGTGAGTTTGTCAAAGATTTTCTTACCATACTTGTATAAGAAAGTCTTACCTTCATTCTCAGGATTTGCAGGATCTTTCACAACATAGATGTTGGAAATATAGGTCAATTTGCGTTTCTGCTTTCTTGCCATTTCCTTACCGGCATCAGTTCCATTATTCCACAACTGGGAATTATATTCTGATACTGGGTCTTTCTGACCTAATGTGGTCAAACTGTTTTCGATATACCATCCACCTGAGCCTTGAAACGCATGTGAATATAATTTAACGAATGGAAGATCTTCATTTTCAGGTGCAGGTAGAAAACGAATAACAGCATAACCGTTACCACTTTTGTCTACATCCAGTTTCCAGAGACGTTCATCTCCAGAAGCACCGTTGTTGTTCATCTTCTCGACTTCCTTAACTAACTTTGCAGTTAAAGAACCTAATTTAGATTGCTTTTTTAAATTAGCAAAAGACATTTGGATTACCTCGGATTTAATTAGATTTTGGTAGATTTACTTAGATATTATAACAGATTCATTTTAATTGTCAATAGACAGTCTTAGTGTTTGAACTGTCTTTGAAATATTGTCGAAAAATGTATTCATATCCATAGTTGGTGGAAAACCCATCAACGCTATGGAAGATTTGAGTGTGTTCAAAAGATCTCTTGCTTCAGGATCATCAGATAATGATAATCTTGCATACATAATCCTTTGTTTTTCGAGTAATACTGTCAATTTATCAACGTGTTCCAACTGATTCTCACGAGTCATATTAGGAAAATTCATTGTACTCGAATAGATCTCTTGTTGAAGTTGATTTATTTCATTCAAATCTTCACGGACTAACTCGGATTCAAAAAACTTACCCATTTACTGTTTCTCTTAGAACTTTTTTATATTGTAACACATCTATATTTATGAAAGGAGCATACTTCCTAATCTTCATACTTACGGTTTCCCACACAGGATCATTGAGTTTTTTGTCAAATTGACTACAGAATCCAAATACCTTTTCAAGTATCACAACTGTTTCAAGATCAATATGCTCACCCAAGTACTCTTTGAGTATTGGAGGATGACCATTTGTACAATCAAATAACTCATCAAGAGTGTATTCATCAAACAGTTGTGTGATCTGTTCTTTGAATATGTAACTCAAACTTTGTTGTTTGCGTGACCACTCAGAATAAGTCCTTTCACCAGAATTGATAATTTCACCTATCCATAGACTTGATGGATTATTTGCAGTGACAAAATTAGATACAAGAAAATCCACGATTTGATTATCAGGATATTTTCTTGATGTTTTTTCAAACCAATACTTATCTTTCCTTTTATTGAAAGCAGTTATCTTTGCTCTCGACCTTCCTCCATATTTGAAGTAATCATACCTCGGACTTGAGAAATGATTTTTGATTGAAAGATAAGTTTGGTAGGTTTCAAAGGGTGTCACTTTCATCGTCAGTTTCTTCACTTTCCAATTCTGTAATTGCATCGACAGGCACTTCATGTTCACCTATCATATACCAGTGTTGATCAATACCAACACTATCTGGTTTTACACCAAGATACTTTAGATCAGAAAAAGAATGCTCACGAAGCATTGCTTGTAATCTATGATGAATTAATTCAGATTTAGATACTTGCATCATAATGGTAATCTCGCACGAGTTGTTTTTTTCATAAAGTTAAGACGAGTTGCGTCCCACTTTAGTCTTTCCTTGAGTGATTTGGAAATGAGTTTCGTTACTGATTCTATCTCAAGATTGTTAATTTCGCAATAGTGGCAGATTGCATCAATATAATTGATTTTTTCTTCCGCAACTATTCTTTCAATTTCGATAGCAAACTTCTGAGGTGTCAGAAACTTCTTCTCAATGGCTTTCTCAAGTTCTTTATTGGGTTCCATAGAGCTCCAGTTTATCTTGAACAAACTTACTAATATATTCTCCGAGCAGTTTGATGTATTTTGCTTTGTCGTATTCTTCATAGACAACACATTCTCCGTTTTCACATGACATGATAATTACTAATTTTTTAATAGATATCCCCGTCAGTTCATAGAGCATACAACCATATGCCATTGCTTGGACAAAGTAATGTTCAATCCATTCTCTGGGTTTTGGTTTTGCTGATGTTTTAAAATCAATTATAGACAACTCTCCATTATACTCTGCGATACAGTCAACTGTTCCTGCTATACCAAGTTGTTTGCTATAGAGTGAACCTTCAAGTGAGTGTATATTATCAATGTTCTTCAATTTAGATTTAGAAATCTTAAATAGAAAATCAGAGATAGGTTTTGTCTCTGGTAAATTATCATTCTTCAGAAAATGTTCTGTAAGTGTATGATAGTCTGTACCGCGAGTAGTTGCAGCCTTTGTAATACGATCTGCCTTTTCATTACCGACTTTTTTTCGCCAGTTAATAAAAATCTCTCGATTGAAATGACTAGTAACTGACGTAATTGATACTAATTTAAGTAATTCATCTTCATCAGGTACAGAGTAATAACGTACTCCGTCAATCGTTTCTCTTGATAGTTTTGGAAGATCCAATTCTACATGATTAAACATTACATACCCAACTGCATTTTTGCGACAAGATATTCTTTAACAAGTCCTGATCGAACTATATCATCAATACCAAATTCGATAATATCAAATGAAGGCATCGTGCGAACTATCTTTAGGAAATCTACGATTCCATTTTTTTCATTGGTTTTTTGTAAATCCGTTTGAGATGCGTCACCACAGAAACAGATTTTACTGTTTTCACCAACTCTTGTTATTATACTATCTAATTCGTGAAAATTCAAGTTTTGAAACTCATCGACTATGACAATACAATTATCAAGTGTTGTTCCCCTCAAAAATGAGGTGCTCCAGAACTTTATTGTTTCCTGAGCCTTAAGATTACCATAGAGCATTTCAAAGTCTGCATCTGATGGCATCTGGAACATATATTTTACCATATTTTTGTATGGTATTTGATATATATCTGCTTTATCCTCATGGTCTCCGGGAAGAAATCCTATCTCACGACAAGCAACCAATGATCTGACGAGATAGATTCTCTCGTAAGGTGAAGTCTCATCCATCACATCAACTAATGCATTATATAAAGTGATGAATGTTTTACCTGTACCTGCAGCACCATAAGCAACAATATGCTTATGTTTATAGGATTCAAATAATTTCTTTTGATTATCTGTTAGTGGTTCAACATCAATCAGATAGTCTGCATTAACAGGTTTCTTTCTTTTAAATTGTTTTGCTGTCAAACCAACCCCAATCGGTTGATCAGAGGTTCTCTTTTTTCTTGGCATTATAGTTTTTGTACTAGACGAGGATCTTTACTATTACCGTGACTTCTTGCTGCCTTTGCTAACACTTCATTCCAGCCGGGTGCTTTCTTTCTTAACTTATCTTTCCACTCTCCTACCTCTCCAACACCGGGCATCGTTGATGGGTCAGAATAATCTCTTGTCCAATCAGGATTATCTTCTCTCCATTTATCCCAATCATGGACACTCATAGAGACTTCTTTTGTCTCTCCTGTTTCTTTGTGTACTACTGGATAGGTCGCCATAATTTAATTCTTGATATAGTTATTTAGACCCACTGAAGGGCTTGTGATACGATAGGAAACTGTTCAATAAAAACAGATCGACATGCTTCAGCGATGTCCATATGTTCTTTCTGTGTTCCGTGTGCAGATCTCAAATTAATATAATGAACCCAAGAACGACAAGAACCTGTCATGTAAAGTCTTGTGGGTGTACACAATGGTAGAACCATTCTTGCACATTCTTTTGCAACTCCATACTCAATCATCTGATTATATAATGACTGTGCAGAAGTAAAAAGAGTGTTCATCTGCATTTGTAGTTTCTGAACTGTAAATTCATCCAGATCATCAATGCTGTTTTGACGATTCTTATCGTCTTGTCTCCTCAAATCTGGCATCTCAATCTTACCTAAGGCATTACTATTTGCATATCTCTGAGAAAACTCTTGAAATGTAAATGATCGGTGTCTCAGTATCTGTGCTGCAATGGCACGAGTTGTCTCTATCTCTAGAGTCATAAACGCCTGTTCAAATACAGACCAGTGTTGATGTTTGATGCAATACTTCAACAATCCAGAATAATCTTTATTGTCCTGATTACTTGGGTTAGAAACTCTGGCGATATACGCCATATTTTCCTCAGACTTTGGAGTCGCTTGAACTAAAGTGACTTTCATTCTTCTTTATACGTTTTTTAATAATTCTTGCATAAGTGACCTCTGCTTGAGTGTAGTGGTCTGGTCTTAATTTGGCAATCTTTATTAGTTTTTTAGCGGCTTTCTTATCGTTCAATGTTATTTTCATTAATTATACGCTAGTATTTATTACTAGTGATAATAGAGTTTAAAAAAGTCGATAAGGCCTTCCGTATTTAGATTACCTCTAGTTATCCATTCATCAGCACACTCATAGAGAGCACCATTGTTTGAATTTGTGGCAACATTCTTAAGAAGAACGGATAAAACTTCTATTCTAAAGTTCAATTCAGTCCGATCCATCATCGTACATTTCATCATAGTCAAGTGGGGCAGCAGAAAAAGCCTGCTCATTTTTATAAGCATCGACATCTGAATAAACTTCAGATTCTAATTCATCAACTACCTCTTTGAGAGCCATGAGTAGAACTTTTAGTTTTCCTTTGTTCATGTTGATTACTTTTTGAGCTAATTATAATATAAAAAAAGAGGGGTGTAAACCCCCTCTGTTTTATTTTCCATACAGGAATTGAACCTCAGCAGTTATGATTGTGAGAAAGATGGCAGATGCCAAACAAATCTCTAATATTTCAATCACTTAACACTTGTAAGTTCTTTTTCTAATCTTACACCACGGTAAGTTAAATCGACCTTGTTAGTCTGCTTTGCTTTGTTCCTGTCAGTGTCATAGACGACACCACGGTATGTGACTTGTGCCATTTGGTTGCTCCTAAAGTAGTTGGATGTTTTAAATCCGTTCCTTCAGTCGGCTTTTGCGTCCTCAAAACATACTGGATCAGTATGCTCAACAATCACTCTAACCATATGTAACCTATCAGGATCATATGATTTGATAGTTGACAGCAACTCATTGGCATCTGCACAATTAAGTGGAGCACCGAGTAATACTAATTTCATTAAAATGTTATACATGAGGATGAACGAACCCGTTCCGAGTCGGCTTACTTGCGTCCAATAATATAAGCATCACACTCACCTGACACTTTTGTTTTCAAGTAATCTATAAGATACTCGTGAGCATCAGAGTTAAGATTCTTATCACTAAGTATCTCAATTCTGTTTTGATTCCATTCTGAACAAGACATTTCCCAATGGGAAGCATTATGTTGAGTTAGGAGTGATGCCAGTAGTGTGAGTTCTATCATTTGGATGAACGTAAAGGTATGTTAGCATACCCACACTATATAGTCAAGTAGTTTTGTATTTTATGTTACAGAAAACCCTACAGGTCAAATTTTGGCGGGATTTTTTTGCCCCATATTTGAATCGTACATCGAAATCCCGTAG